GGGTCATTAGGAGTCCCGCCACCTGTACCACCACCTGTGCCACCACCCGTGCCAGTGTCTATAGGACCGGTTGTGGTGCCTCCGCCTGTACCATTATCTATAGGGCCAGTGGTCGTACCACCGCCAGTTCCATCGCCTACTGGGTCAGGATCAGGCGTGGGTGTCGGTGTAACGGGCGTAGTAGGCGGAGGATCAGGGTCAGGCGTAGGTGTCGGTGTGGGTGTCGGTGTAGGCGTGGGTGTGCCACCACCGCGAGGATTGCCGCTACCTGGTAATGGAAACGTTGGAAATCCACCACCTGGAAAGTTAGGGATCCCGCCTATCTGAATGTTACCTTCGCCTCCAAATAATCTTCTTGCCCAAGCGGCAAGTCTTTCTAGAAAATTTGCGTCATCTTCTCCAGGCTCTTTTACCGGTCTTTCTTCGTCCTTGGTAACTGGGCTGGAGAAGTTATCAGTAACAGCAGGGTCACTTGCCTGATTATTTTGTGCGATAAAGATGCTCATCGCTTTTTGAAATTCAGAACGCTCTTCGTCGCTTATTTCGCCATCCTCATTACGATCAAAGTCGCTAATCTGAGGGCCTTCGTCAAAGTTAATATGGCTAAATGGCATATCAACGTTCAATGGAAGTTGTCCGCTACCAGAAAACTGTGATGCGGTGGGGACGCCTAGTGTACCGCCAATGTTTCCTAAGCTTGCACCTGGCAGTCCGCCAAAAAAATTTCCCCAGTCTGAAGATCCAGCGATATCAGAAAAACTCCCAATTCTTCCAATATCGCCAGTTCGTAAAGAGCCTCCGATGGAGCCACCCCCAATTATATCGCCACCGCCAAGGTTTGCCATCATTCGACCCGAACTTAAATTTGGCGTTCCGCCAAGGTGACTACCAATATGACCACCAGCCATCATCTTTATAGGTAACTTACGAATACTCATTTAACACTTCCATCGGCGTCTTGCTTGACGCAATCTAGAGTTTGGGTTTCTCGCTGCCTTTGGAAACTGCTTCATCTGTCCAGCGGACCTCGCGCAATATGATTTTCTTCTAGCTGCTCTCTTGCCTGTAGGCTTGCTCTCTGTAACAGCGGTCTGCAATTTACTACCAGGATTAGCGCGTTTATGCGCTCTAACCCCAGCCTCTGTCATGCCAGCGCCTTCTTCCGTCTGTCGGTAATTAGGCTTACTTCCAGAAGTAGTGCGCCTAATCGGCCTGCCTCTATTCTTCTTAGCGGCACCACCTACCCTAAAGTTTTGCACATGACGCTTAAACATTAAGAATACCTTGTCTTCTTTCTTCTACCTGGCATAACAGCACCGCAGCCTCGATGGTTGCTCTTAGTAAAGAACCCGCCATCTTTTGCGGTCCTGTACTTCTTTGTCTTATCAGCAATCTTCTTAGGCTGTGATGAGAACTGCTTGCCAGATTTTGTGTCCTCTCTCTTAGCCTTAGTCGTTGCCGCATACTCTTGGCTCGATAGCGCCTGTCTTGCTTTCTTGGGCAAGTACCGCTCGCCGGTAGCTTTAGGTCCCTGCGTAGACGGCTTGCCAGACTTTGTTCCCCAATCCTGCTTGCTCCACTGAGAAAGTTTGTTACTACTTTTTTTCTTCGGGCCTGAGTAAGTACCACCAGAACCTTTGTAATACTTTACAGCAAGTTGCATTGCTCGAGCAGAGTGTTTGCCACCCATCTTAGCCTTGGCTCTGGACTTAGCTGCCGCCCACTTTGCTGGATCTTTTTTGGTTGCTGTAGCTGTCATTAGTTTATCTTAGTTACTGGTCTTTTGTTAGGCAACATGCTAGAGAAACCTCTAGGTTTTACATACTGAGGTGGTGGTGCTTTAACGATAGAATCAACTCTCTTTATATCATTCATTAATCAATACCCACAGTTATAGAACCATTAGTTATAACCTGAACTTCTCCAACGCCGGTAGATCCCTGTAGGCCAGCGGTCGATGGCGTTGATATGTTTACAAACTCATTGCCAGTATAGACTTGTAGGGCATTTATACTTAGATTCCAAATGACATCGCCTGCGTTAAACTGTAATTCCGATATGCTTTGATTTGTAAACTGAGGCGTTGCGCTTGGATCATACGCATTTAAATTAAGCTCTATAAGCCTGATCGCCTTGTTAAATACATCCCTGCCAACAGTCTCAGAGTTGGCAAACGGCAGTGCCGTATTAAGTATCTTAGCCATTATCTGCGACCATTAGGTTGTATATCTAATCGCGTTCCCCCAATCCTAAAGCCAACATCTATCTTTTGAGTATTTGTGCCATCATCATCAGATTCAAATCGAAGAGCCGCCTGTCTTGCTCTAGCTCTCATATCTATCTTGTTAGTAGTGCTTGTGAATGACGATGTCTGATCTGTTGTAAAGCTCTGCCCAGGATAGTCTCTTGTCTTGATCTGAACGTTAATCGTTTGGTCAGAACCAGATCCTTGAAACTTAACATCAGGGATAAAACGTTTAATAAACTGAAAGTCTTCACCTTCGCCTATGTCAAAATCAGCACTCTGAACAAAAACGTTATCCATTGGCTCGCCATCCGCGTTATAGCCAATCTCATGAGAGTATAAGTACGGCGTGTCGCCATACTTACCAGCAGCAGTTGGAAGATTAAAGATACCCTCGTCCAACCAAGCTGTTCTAGATAGCTGGCCAATAGACCAAGTGTTTTCTACATAGTTAAACGTCACATAAAGATCAACGGCAGTGGCGCCAAGGCTGCAATAAAACCAGCTAACCTCATCAAACTGCTTGTTCAACGTACCAACAACTTGAAAAGATTGTCCTTCGTCAAGGTTATCAAAAACGTAAGAATGTACAGTGCAAGGGACGGGCTCAACAGATCCGTTATACCTGTAGAATCCTTTCTTATCCATCCAGAATATTCCAGATGGAGAGTTAACCATTGCATTTGGTCCAATCAAACTTACGCCTTCGTTTAAAAGATTAAGGCCAAAGGTTAACGGCGGTCCAATAAACTGTAGGCTATAAAGCGCAACGTCAGTCCAGATCAAAGTTTCTTGTCTAGCTCTTACAGCGCCAATAATCTCAGATCCAGCAGAACATCTTAAAGATCCTGCTGTGTTGTCGGACCTGGGCTCCCAGTCTGAAATGTTTTCTTGGTCAGAAAATGCTACAAGTAACGGATCAATATCACCGTTTCTTATTCCAGAAACAATAGGATCTGCGCCTAATACAATAGCGTGTCGATCAACGTCAGAGATAAGAACTTGAAGTCCTTTTGTCGGCGCAAGGTTAGAGCCAGCCAAAGAGTTTAACGCCACAGCCCTAGTATTAAGTCCGTTAGACTTATCCCAATAGTAAAGTCCTCCAGCTCTTGGGCAGGCAAACAGATCTTCACCAAAGTTATCCATAGACCACAGCCGAAGCTGGTTTGCATCTGTTAAAGAGCTAGTTGAACCCCAAGTTCCAGAGCCCCATCCGCCAACACCCCAACCTGTACCGTCAACAAAGACATCTAGACCAACTGTTATTTGATACGCAGCAACAGTAGAAGATCCGCCATTACCAGTATCACTGCCATTAGCCGTGACTGTAGCGCCATCTGTGTCTTTTGCCGTGATGGTATAGGTGTTTGTCGTTGGGACTGAAACAATCTGATATTCTTGGTTTAAAACGTCTGCAATAATGTTTCCGCCTAATGACGCTGCATCTGAAAAAGTAACAAAGTCGTTTATGTTTGCGCCATGGTTTGAATCAGTGATCGTTAAGGTTGAAGAACCATTGACAGCGGCAAAGGTCGCAGCGCCTGCAGCAGAAGTCTTTCTTATAGGGGTGATATCGTTGTAACTAGAACCTTCCTGGATGTACAGCTTGTATCGAGTTCCTAGTCCAAGAAGCTTTGTGCCGTCTAAGTCAACCCAGGCGTGTAGCTTTCTGCCAGTTCCTTCATAAGAGACAGATATATATTTTTCCCAACCGCCTATCTTTTCAGCAAATCCTTTTCTAAACCTAACAAGATTGCCATCAAACCAGCCTCCTTCCGCAGTGTAGCTAGTTCCCTGCTTGTTTATACCTGGATTAAATATAAATTTTTGTAAAGGCATTTTATCTAACCTGATATTCTCCAGAGCTAATCATCTGGCAAATTTCTAATGAGCGGTCGCCAACCTGTTCAGCCCAGCGACTACGGTAAAACTCTTGTCCAGCTTCCTCGTAATTACCAGTAGCCATATGGCCAAGAGCTTTGACGAATGTTCTAAGTTTGGTCTGTCCAAGATTGAATGACAAGTCGATTATGGCGTCTTGACGCACGCTGTCTAAACTTGAGAACCATTCATACTCTTGGGTTAGCTCTTTTCGGCAGCGTCTAATATCATTAACTAGCAAATATTCTATTTCGTCATCAGAAAGTCCAAGGCCAGATTCACTGATATTCCTACCAACGCCAATGGTCTCGTACCCAGCAGAGCACATATAGACCTTATCTCTAACGCCTTCGTGCCGCTTTAGCATATTAACTAATCGCATCATTCGTCATGCTTGTGAGAAGCCCCGTAATAAAAACTTATGATAGATGAGACGATCCCACCCAAATAACCAAGCACAAGATTAACAATGCCATTGTCTGTAGCAACAGGGTCTTGTAGCGTGACCAGCGCGATGTAACCTCCGAAGAATAGAACGCAAGCAACCGCAATAAATTTTGGCGTCCAGTCACCTTTGAAAGCCATTCGCGCATTCTGGATATCATCTGTTTCAAGTTTGAAAACATCTACATCCAGCTCCTTCATTCTGGTCTTGAAACCGAGTTCAGCTTTCTTGATGTCTGCAAGCTGTTCAGGGGTTGCCGCTTGGATTGCGGTAGTGATTGATTTTTCGTCAGTCTTACAGCCAAGCACACTGGCGATTGTTTGTGCCGCAGCACCACCTAAAGGCCCACCGAGCGCCTTCCCAATAGTAGGGGCTAACGTACCGATTAATCCTTTAATTGCGTCAAATTTCATTGTGCTATTACCAAGCCAACGATGGCTATTAAAGAAGCAATCATGACGGGGTAGATACCCCAGATCATTCGCTCTAACTTATCAAAGCGTTGTGACCCGGAGTCTAACCGCTCTTTAATTGACTCGTACCGCAGGCTGCATTCAGCCTCATGAATCTCAATCTTCTTTAACGCTTTGCTGGCATGAGTCTCGGCCATTAGTTCACCAATTCTGCTTCAGGTTCTTCAACCACTTGGATTGATTCACGCAGAGCGTTTTCACGGAAGCCTAATGCAACCTGTAAGTTAATACTTTGCTGCTGTGCTGCCGCAATTTGATTCTGCAAATCAGCAAGCTGTTTACGCAGGTTAACCACTTCGACGTAGTGCACTTTGGTGTCGTTACCAAGTTCATTTACGTCATACTCCTGATCGTCGATGGTCAGAATTACGGGTTGCTGCTCTTGCTGCTCACTCATACCTACTCCTAGTTTATTTATTTCGATTATTCCACAGCTCAAACAGTATTCGGATCTTCTCCTTAATCTGCTCGATATCAGCGTGCATCTTGGCAAGCACGATAACCAAGGTTACAAATCCCAAGGCGATGGGCCATATTGCCCCAATAGCGTCTAGTACGTCCATACCTACTTCACAACCGCATATATTATTGTGAAGCAGGCGTATAGCCCGACAGCAACCAAGATACATCCAACTGCAAGACCTGCGTAGTGCATCCGCTGGTTTATCTTCTTTGCGTGTGCATTCTTAGCCTCTAATCGCGCCTTGCGAGCCTTAGCTTGAAACACAATAAAGTCGTCCCACAATCCAGCCCTACCATGATATAGCATAAAATCTTGCAGCTCTTGCTCTGCCTTAGCTATTTGCTCAAGAGCCATAAACTCTTCAATGTCACTGCTAAATAAAGACTTCTTGTTCTT